GAAATCGATGACGATGAATCTCCAAAGGCTATCCTAGAAGAAGTACTAAATGAAGGTTACGATATTGTACTGATTGACTCCTTTATTGAACTCCAAGCCACTATCCAAGAATCTGATAGAATGACAAGGAATAGAGCAGAGAAATGGTTATTGGATTTAATGTACCAACAAAACCTTGGACAGAATAAAGGTAAGAACTATACCTCGTTCCTTAATATCCAACAGGTAAATAAAGGTGGTACATTCGTTGGATCCAATAAACTAAAGCATATGACTACCGGTATGATGGAGATCAGATTCGTTGATACTGTAACTCAAGATGAAAGGTATGTGGTATTCAGTAAAAACCGAAGAGGTCACGTTGGAAAACAAATGTTCTTCAATCTTGCTGCAACCGGAGATGTTACCTACGATACTGAAAGGTTCAAAAAATCCGAAAGTTTGAAACAACTCAAAAAGAAGGAAAAGGAACTAGTTAAAAAGGATGGTTTGGAATTTGATAAACTATTCGGATTAAAGGATGAGGTAACCGAATAAATAAAGAAAGGGAATTGTTAATAACTTCTATGAAAAAAGTCCTAGAAAAATTTTCAATTCCCAAATAAATTGATTATATTTATATTATAATAAAAATTTAAAAAACGGATAAAATATGAAAAGTATTACAACCTTAAGTCAATCTGCATTCGACGTTAAAAAGGCAGAAGCCATTGGTAATGAACTAATGAGGAAAGAAATAACTCTATCTGAGTTTAATGTAGTGGACAATAACCATATCGACATTGACGGTGTTAAGATTGAGGTAACTGATAAGGCATTCGGTAAACTACTCGGTAGGCTGAGAATTCCTAAGGCGTTTGCCAAAAGGTTTAGTGAAGGTTTCGGTAATGATGGTCTAAGACAATTAATTACTATGATGAAATCTATGAAATCATCTAAGAACGACCAAACGGTAACACTATTGGTTGATCCTTCTACCAGAAAGATTACTGATATTCTACCTGCAGGGTATGCTTCCATTAGTAACGAATCATTTATTGATTTTGCTTCAAGGTACATCGACCAATATAACCTTGGTGTAACTCATATGGGATCATCTCAGTATGGAGGTACACAAATTAACTGTGTATCACCACAGGGAATGTTTAATGTACCAGGAATGCAAAACGAAGTATTTAATACTGGAGTTACATTTAGGAATACACCATCTAGAGGATTGGAAGTATCGCCTTATTTGGAAAGGTTAATTTGTGCCAATGGTATGACCTCAACGGCATTCGCTGAAAACTATGGTCTTCATAACCTCAACGATAAAAACATCAATGAGTTTAATGAACATATGATCCGAATGGCATCTACTAATTTCCAACCAGTAGGATTGGCCGAGAATATTAAAAAGGCCCATGATACAGACGCCTCCCTAGCAGAAATGCAGAGAGCTGCTTCTAGCCTACTATCATTGGATAAAGCTGTAGATTACGATTATATCCAAAGGTACATTCCGGTAGAAAGAGCATTCAAGGCTTATTCTACTCTAGGTGCCGATCCAAATACCTTTACAAAGGCTCAAATGAAAAATGCTAAATCAGGTATGTCTGTTTGGGATGTAGTAAATGGTATGACCAATTTTGCCTCTAACGATACTAAGTTTAATATTAACGAAGGTAAAATGGGGAATCTAATGGTAACCGCCGGTAACATCCTGTGTAAGAAACAATATGATACTGAAGGTGTACTGGATATTAACCCATTCGCTACGAGAGATCTATTAACTACTTCTGAAGCCGCAATGGTTAGAGGAGAAGCATAAACCTATCAATTGATTATGAAATAAACCACAGGGTTTCAAATTTCCGTTTTTATCCCTAGGTTATAGGGCAGCCATTAATCTGTATTCAGACTAGGCTGCCCTTTTTAGTGCTTAAATTTCACACAAAACTCACACTTCTAGAATGGGCTCTAGCAGGACTAGGTAAAAATGCCTATTTTGGTGTGATATTTACCCACATTTTAGGTCATTTTTGGGCCCTATCTAGACCATAGCCACTGGATAGCCGCTCTAGAGCCCATATATAGCCCATATATACCGCATTATTTCACATATATTCACACAAATAGCACTCTAGACTGCCTCTAGACAGCCCAATATAGCCTATATTGTGATATATCGGCCCTACAGGCTAATAGTGCCATACCTCATCTATTTCACCCGGTCCACCAAACACGCTAAAACCACCTACTGGTCCATAACCACCATAGAAAATGCATAAATAGCGATCTACAAGGATATACCCTATATTAGCCTGTAGGGGGCCTGTACCAGCGATATAACGGTTGTAGCAGGTAGTAGCTTAGCAAGGTCCTGGTCTATGTAGCTAAGCAATGGTGGTGGTTCCTGGTCTAATGGTCCCTATTGTCATGGTATTGCTTAGTTAGCTTGGTAGCTTAGTGGTAGCTATCCGGTTGTACTATTGTCCCTTAGAGAATAATACCCTTCAAGAGTAAAATTCACTTGATGCTTTTTAGGTCAAACTGGCTCATGAGTTTGGGCCCACATAAAAATTCCAGCCGGAAAATTTGCATAGTTTCAGAATGTGACTAGATCTGGTATGTCTATTCGGATCATGTCTAGTCCAGAAATTTTTTCATCCTGTAAAAAAAGAGCTAGTAGAAACTTTCAGATACTTAGGGTACTTGTTATATTTTTATTATAATAACAATAACAATTTTACCTATGAACGAATTTTTAAGTAATCATACAAACCAGGCAGATGCTCTAGCATCCATTGCGGACTCCTTGACCGCAATCAGCTGCTGTGCCCAATATCTAACTGTACTCATGGCAGGTCTACTGGTACTCAAAATCTACAAGGTACTCTTCAAAAAGTAAAACATGAAACTTCTCTACTGTAATACCTGCAAGGATACTTTCAGTCTATCGTATACTACCAAGACCTGCCACTGCGGCGAGTCTGGTGGTCATTACGAGGCTGATGGATTAAACGCGACATACTACGGTAATGCGACGCCACTCGGATTTACTAATAATACCTTTAAACATGCGAGGGAACGACAACCACAGTTCGGCGCTGGGTTTGAGTTTACCGCGTTCGTTATTCCAAAGGTTTGTCCTACTATGGTCCATATAGATTATTCAGAGTATATTCCTGTTAGTGATTCTGATTATATTGATGGATATGATGATCTGATGGAGGATGTGGAGAAAGAGAAGGTTAAAAACAAACTAGGGAATGCCTTTAAACAAACTGGGGATTCTACAATATAATTAATACTATGGCTAATAAAAATTTTAAAGATGTGGTTTTTTGGAAAGAAGGCTTTCAGGGCGATGCTCAGGGTGGTTTCTTTTTCCGTTCCTTTGACCTTAATAAATTTATGGAAGGTATAGAGGAGCGTGGCGGAACCGTTGTCGGAATTGAATTTACTGGAAATAACTGCGAAATAATTTGTGAAGCAAAAACTAATGATGATGAGACTACTATTGAAGAAGAGACTGCTGAAGCAAACGGCTGAGTGGTGCGTACTATGTGTGGCTAATGGAGTTATTGGATTCCTATTCCTTACTCTCGGATTTGCATTGGCGGTAGCCTTTTGCCATATATTTGGATTGGACACTCAGTGGGCTGCGAATTTAACTGGCTACTTTGGCTAAGGGAACTATGTGCTGCTATGTGCGAATGTGCGACCGCCATTAGAAAATGTGCCGAACCTCTAAGAACTAGAAAAAACCCTACTTTATTCTAACAAACACTTTCAGAATAAACTTTTAGTTATTATAATTACTACAATAACAAACACCTTTTATTTTAACCTTTTAATTTTTACACCATGTCAAGAAACATTAAAGACTGGATGATTAAAGAACCCGTTAAGGGTAACCGATACGAGCTTTGGAAACTCTTCCCTGGCTCCGTGTTTACTATCTCTACTCCAACTGGAATTACCACTATGATGGTGGAAAAGCAGAAGGGTGATACTACTATCTGTGAATATAGGGATGGATCATTTACCTCGTTAGATTCCTCTATCTTGGTAACTGCCGCTGAAGCCTAACCAGGCAATCGGCCGGTATCTCCTCAAGCTTATACCTTGTAGAAAGAGTAATTGGTTACATGAGAGTTCAAGTCTCTCCCGGCCGACCTTAAACTAAATACATATTTACAATATAATAATAAACAACAATTATTATGAAAGATTTTATTCAACAGTGGTATCCTATTATCTTAGCATTCGTTTGCTTAATTTACTCAGTAGGATTAGGAATGACAGGTAATTTAGCAGAAGCACAATACTCTGCTCATTGGCCAGGAACTATTTTATTATTCGCGATTGCTATTCGCCAAAGACGAACAAAATGAGCTTAGGGTTTTTTCTTATAGGCGGTATAATTTTTGCCGTGTACATGTACTTCACTATCTGGAATATATTCTATAGTTCAAGAAAAAGCAAAGAAGAAAATTACCCAGATCATGATGTAACTGATTATGACGGTATGGGTAACTATGGAAGATTTCCTAAAGATAAAAAATAAAGTTATGTCAAAGCTTAAAAAGAAATATAATAGAAGCAAAAAAGATTTACTTAAATCCTTAAAAGGTTTAGGAAGGCAATCAGTAGTACTAAGTATTGAAGTATTAGAAACATCTAAGATTAATGACCACCTCATCTATGAATGTGTATACTTAGATAATGCTATTGAAAAACAAATCAATATCATAGCAAGAGATATTACTGAAGCTATGCAAAAACTTGAGCCTTATGTTGGTGCAGGAATTCCTGATACCACTACTAACTTAATTCTAGGTAGCGAGAGATATGCAGATGTACCTCTTGATCCACCTGTATAAATACAGAAACAAAACTTATTATGACAAAAGAAGATTTTAACGGACCTAGAGTTCTTGTTGATTTTTGGGCTCAATGGTGTGGGCCTTGTAAAATGATGAAGCCTAGAATTGAAAAATTTGCTACAGAAAACCCAGATATAGAGGTTATCTTTTGTAATGTAGATGAAGAGTCAGATGTGGCTAAAGAATTTAATATTAGAAGTATTCCTACTCTTATCTATTTTGAAAATGGTGAAATTAAAGGTAAGAAGATTGGTAATGTAGAAGATAAACAAATTAAAGAATTAGTTGATGGTATCTAATTATATTATTGCATATATTACTATTGGTGTAGTGTGTGGGTTTTGTTTTGATACACTTTACCAAAAACTAGATATGGAACCTGCCACTAATTTTGAAAGAATATTCTGGTTTATAGCATGGCCTTTTTTTGTTCTCATGTTTTTGTATGGTATGTTTAAAGATGACGAATAATTTTTTACTAAACACTTTCAGAATACATTTATACCTGTTATAATTATACTATAAACAATATAACAAATATGAATAAATTTACCGCTCCCTTCGCATTCGCCTTTTTACTTATATTGGGCTTTGTGATTCTGGCATTGATACTTGCATGGCCTACTCAATGGCTTTGGAATGAATGCCTCGTACCGGCTATAGATGCTGTTAATCCTATTGGATTTTGGCAAGCCTTCGGATTGAATGTACTATTTTCAATTATATTTAATAAGAACACAATAAACCCAAAGAACAAAGATAAGTAAAACGAATGCCGCTGTGGTGAAACTGGTAGACACGAGGGACTTAAAATCCCTTTCGCCGAACGGTGAGTGACGGTTCGAATCCGTCCAGCGGTACTAACCTTTAATAATTAAAAAATGACAGATTACAAATTTAATGTAGGAGACAAAGTTACATGGATTAAACCAATGGCATGTGTACCTCACCCAGAAGGAAAGACTGACCGTAATGGAGTAGTACTTCCAGTATTTAGAGATAAACAAGAAAAAGGTCGAGTTATAAGTTATAACTATCATGGTTATTCAATAAGACCAGATTGGGCAGAACAATATAAAAATGCAATGTGCGGTGAAAGGTACTATGATGTTACTATTCATCATAATGATGAATCTCTTAAAGCTATTTAAATATGGAGTATTCAATTGAAGTAAAAAGTAAAGATGAAGTATGGTGGGCAACTACTAATGAATACGATCTTGAAGTAAACGGAGAAAACTTATCAGTAAGAATTGCTGAAAATCCAAAGAGTACAGAATTCTTTATGTGGAATGAATCTACTGGTTGGGAAGAAGCTGATACCGATGAAGGTATTATGGCAATCATTTATGAAGCATGGAGTAACGGAGAATTAGATTAAAACATTTGGACCAGTAGCTCAGTTGGATAGAGCATCTGCCTTCTAAGCAGACGGTCACAGGTTCGAATCCTGTCTGGTTCACCGGTAGTAAAATACAAAAATATGGTAAAGTATACAAACAGATACGGAGATGTCTACACATTTACAAAACAAGAAGATGGTTCAGTCCTATGGGAAGGTTCTTTTGAACACTGTAGGTTTGGAAGTTCTAATGATTATAAATTAGCATATCAGAATTACTGTAAAGATGTAGGTTCCAAAGGTGGTCATCCAATGCACATTGAAAGTTTTAAAGAAGCAATTCATGAATCTGTGTATGATGAAAACGATCGATATGTAGGACCTAGTGTTATTGGAAAACAATATCAAAATTTTGTAAAATCAAATCCATGGATTAGTATGGTAGATCCGAGCGGTGGGCCTTTCATTAATGAACATTCTAAATTAGATATTTTTGGTGAAGAATTAAAAGGTCTTTGTGTTCAACGATTTGAACCTATTGAAACAGGTTATAAGATTATTACCTATGGAGAGTTCGATCACCTAGCAGAAACTAAAATTATTGGAGGGATAATTAATACCTCTGAATAATGAAACTATTTTTAAACTAAGTATATAATAATAAATCCAAAAGGATTAAAAAGTTCTATGAAATTATGGGAAGGCACAGAACGGAAAGCTTTAGGTAGCTCCTAAATGATTATTCCAATTATGTGTAGATGCGTGGCCGAAAAATTCCTGAGCAAAAGGGAATAAGGCACTAAGTTAGAACGATGGTTCGCTGATGACTCAAATGAGGAAACAGAACTGGGGTAATTACCAGAACTTAGGTTCAATGCAATAAAAATCTAACAGAGATTTTGCAAAGACTTCTAGGAAGGCAGACCGCCGAGCCCTAGTTAATGACTGAACAACGCAAAGAGTATGTGGCGTAAGGTACACTTAAAGGTTATGATGACCAATTACGATGATTAAACCTCGGCCGGTTTAATTAAGTAATAGAATGGCAATTCAGAAAGTGGTAGTCTAATTTAAAGCAGCTCGCAATGATGAAGGTATTCTCAAGCCCTTCCGTATCGTCTTCCCTTTTTTTATTACAATCTAAACCTAATGTCAAAAGTAAAAACAATTACACTAAACGGTAAAGTCTCAGAGTATGATGTTAAGTACGCTAAAGCGTATGTGGCAAAAATTATCTCAGCTCAATCAGACTTATACCAAGAATTAATTCCAAACCAACTTCCATATAATGCAGTAAAGGAAATTTATGTAGATGGTATTTTAGAAGCCGAACTAGTAGGTAGTAGTATATTATATGTACAAAGAGATCTTCATAAATTAGACAATCAAGATTTAGAAGGCACTGGTTTAAGATGGGAAACTACAGATACTGAAGAAACAGAAGAAGAGCCAGTTCACACTCACACTCACACTGCTGCTGAATCTGTTCAAGTAAATGAAGAAGAAATAGAAGAGATGCTGAAACCTGAAAACGGTATTTACTTACAGAGTGTTACCTCACCACCACCTTATTGGGTAACTGATACTACTTTTGGGAATTTAGAAATAAATTACTCAACTGAAAATATATAAAAAAATAAATTAAAAGATATGTTAAACATTTACGGAACAAATGATAGTGGAATACCTACAGGGTGGTCTACGAAAATTACCTCACTACTTAAAGTAGGGGAGTGGGCAATTTATGATAAGAGTAATTATTCTCAGGCAGGTGGAGATAATGAATGGATCATAGCAGTTGAAGATGGTAGTGAAAGATTAAGTGTTGAAAGTAAATATTTAAGTTCTTCTAATATTCATCAATTCTTTAAAGGGTGTAATAATCTCGATGGTTCTGTTATAGGTAAAGGTTTAGTAGTAGGATGCTGCACACTGATTAGACCTGGAACAACAATAGGTGACCAGGTTTATATAGGAGCTAATTGTACAATAGATATTAATTGTGTAATTGAAGATGGTGTTACTATCGGTGATAATGTTTTTGTAGAAAATGGTGTTACTATTCCTGCTAATACTAATGTACCTTCAGGATCTGTTGTAAAAAAATCATAAGCAGTAAAATGTTTCTTTAAAGGCCGGTTTATCCGGTCTTTTTTAGTTTTATAAAGAATTAAGAAATTTCTCTCAAAAAAACTTATTCTTTAAAATAAATACTAAAAATAGTTCTATCTATATGAAATACTTATTTAGCATATTAATTGCATTAGTAATGTTAATGCCCACTAATGTGAATGCACAAAATGATTCATTCTTTAGTAAAGTTTACCAAGACTTTTTAAAGTATGGTACTGTATATGGCGCTGGTGAAATTAGAAACTCTGTAGTAGCAGGATCACCTACATATTTTGTTAGAACCAATCCTGATGGTTCATTATATTCAATTCCTGATGTTGTAGATAATACACCATCCTTTCCTTTTGATTATAGATACGGTTTTGGAATAAGAAAGCTTGCAAGATTTGATTATGAAAGAAAGCCTAAAAACTATTATGATGGTACAGAACAGCAATTAGCATTTACTGCACCTTCTTCTGCTGTAACTGGTTTTGAATATCAATTTCATTTAGAAAAAGAAAGATGGCAAGGAAGAGAATTTGATAATCATAGATTCTTCCTAAAGCATACAGGTAAACATCATATTATAAAAGCTGAAAGTAGAGAGGTTGGTAGAATTAATTTAAAATATCAATCAGCTGAAGCCAGAGCAAGATTACCTATAGGTGAAAAATTCTCACTATCTGCTGGTGCTATATTTAGAACTCATGATAGAGCTTATGGATATAATCCTATTGAGATATGGTTAAATGAAACTAACGATTCAGGTTTTCCAACTAATTATTGGTATGAGTTAGGATTTGAATATGGTTATGATGACATATACTATACGCGTGAAGATGAAAACGGTAACGAAGTAAATGATTGGTATTGGGTTGATTCTGAAGGTAACGAGGTTGCCCAAACTGATTTAGAATTTAGGGAGACTATATTTCCTCAATTAATGAACCGGTTTAATAATGAAGTATGGAGTCAGTTAGATAGGTTTGGTGAAATTGCCCCTATCGTAGGTTTTGATTTTTATCATTACAAAGGCAACTTCTGGTTACATGCTTACGGTAACTATATCTTACCTTATCATAAGTATGTCATGGGTGATGAATTATGTTCCTACTTAAATAGAAACAATTGGGGTAAAGGTGGATTGGTAGAAGATTCTGAATTAGAACAATGGTCTGATTATTCCTTTGGTGCTAGCTTTGGATGGAAGGTAGGAAAAAATCTTGGTGTATTTGTTGAAGGTGAATATAGTAAAATGTGGGATAGTAAATTATATCAATCTACGTTTGGATTAAATTATACATTTAAATAATGAAAAGAAAAATAGTAACATTAGCATTAGGTTCAATATTATTATTTGGTTGTGGCGCATCCAAACCAGTATCTGATGACTGCTGCAAACCAACTGTAACTGAGGGCCATCATGAAAGACAATTAAACGGTGTGTTATTTGGATTAGTAACATACATCTTGTTTTCTATAGTTACTGCTAAATAAGAATAGATTAAAATGGCAAAAGAGTTAAATGAAGATATTGGATTTAAGGTAAGTATTAAAACCTTAGTAGCTATAGGTGCTGCTATGGCAACTGTTATAAGTATGTGGTTCGTATTACAAGCTGATATTGACGAGGCTAAAAAATTACCTAAGCCTGTGATTGAAAGAATGGAATTTGATATGAAAGACGAATTAATTAGGCAGACTATAATGGACACACAAGAAGACGTTGAAGAAATGAAAGAACAGTTAAAGAAGATAGATGAACGTCTGTATGAATTACAACAAAGACGATAATATGAAAAATATTTTACTTATATGCTTGTTATTAATCAGTACTTCAGTATTTTCACAAGGCTGGGTAAACGATAATAACTTTGATACTAAGGTTACAGGTTATGAAGCATTTGAAGACAATTCTATACATGATGTAATAGTTGTAGAATTTTGGGCAGAGTTTAATAAAGACAATGCATTTAAAGATTGGAAAAAGATTAATGATTTAAATGGTGTAAAATATTACAGGTGCAATATAGCAACATCACCTAAATTAAAAAGTGATTTAAAAATTAGAATGGCACCAACTATACTCATTTATCTTAGAGGTGATGCATATATTAAATTTACAGCAAGAGCAGGATTAGATCTTAAATGCCCTGTTGATTATGACAAGCTTTTAAAAGCAATTGAAGTCGTAAAAAGAGAATCACAATATTAATGTGAAACAAATAACTTCTTTACAATATAATTAAATATTAATAAAAGAAACTAAAGAAAAACTGTGGGTATGTCTGCTCACGGCTAACATTTGAAAATTTATGGAAATTAAAGTACTAGATTCATTCTCATAAAAGTAAAGTGTTTAATACCGGCTTCAAAAACCGGTTCAAAATAATTTTAACCAAAAACAATTAATTAAATGAAAAATTTTATTTTAACTTTCGCTCTAACAATCCTAGTAGGTTTTGGAGCAAACGCGCAAAATGCAAAAGGTGACTGGTACGTAGGTACGGGTGACATTGCAAATGTTGCATGGACAGACTGGGCAGTATCCCCAACATTAGGCTATGGTGTAACTGATAAGCTTATGATTGGATTAGGTGTTGAACAGGCTGACTCAACAGAAGATCTTAGCATTGATGTACATGCAAGATACTTTGTTACTGCCGGAGAGCAGGACTTTTTCCTATATGCTGGATTAAGTGAATTTGATACTGATAACCTTGAAATAGGTATAGGTAAAATGTTTACTTTCCACAAAGATGCAGTGTTCGTTGATCCTAAATTGGTTTACAATTCTGGAACAAAAACAACTAATCTTACTTTAGGATTCGGTTTAAGATTCTAATTAAATTATATACATACAAAGAAACCCAGGATTCTAGGACCCTGGGTTTTTTGTGCTTAAACCTTTTTACTTTTTTACATATAATTAATATACTAATTCTATAAAAACAAAAAACGAAAACTATGGAAACATTTTATTTTACTTTAGGTGTACTTACGGTGCTTTTTATTTTAAGTGTCATAGGTATTGTTAGGGTTTGGAACAAAGTTTCAAACATTGAAGATTCTAAAGAGGATCTTGAAGATTACATTGGGGATACTGCTGATGACCTCTCTAATGAATTAGAAAAATTACATCAGCATTTTGAAAAAGAAATAGACCGTCTTGAACGAAACTTTAGTCAAGAATCAGAAGAGCTAGGTAAGCTTATTGATTCTAGGGCTGATAAAGTGGAGAATAAATTAGGTTTAAAAATACAAAAACTGGAAGGTGCTGTAGGATCATTTATCGTTAAGCACAATAAATAATAAATAATAATTCAAGGAATTAGTATATTGTCCCTTGGTGTAATTGGCAACACGTCTGGTTTTGGTCCAGAAGAGTATAGGTTCGACCCCTGTAGGGACAACAAAAAAATATAATGTATGATAATAATTAAAAAGAATGAAAAAGATTCTATAGATAGAATGCTTAAAAGATATAAGCAAAAACAAAAAAAGACTAAGCAGATTAGAAAAATAAAAGAAGGTAAAGAATTTGTAAAACCATCTGCAAAAAAGAGAGCTAAAAAACTTAAGGCTGTTTACATCCAAAAGCTTAGAGACGAAGAACAAAAAAGTTCATAAAAAACTTTCACTTTATATAACTACTTGTTATATTTAAATAAATCAAATAAAATAAATATGGGAATTACATTCGACTTAGACGGTACACAAAATACCATTATCTTTGATCTTGACGGTACTATTGCAAACATAGACGAAAGGCGATCTCTTTCTACAAAAGATGACGGTAAAATGGATTGGGATAAATTTTTTGATCCTAAAAACATTAATTTGGATAAACCTAATGTTCCTGTTATACAGATGATGCAACTAATGAAGGGTGTAGATCATACTCTTTATATTTTGTCAGGTAGAAGTGAAGCCACAAAAGATGCAACAGAACAGTGGTTAAAAGAAAACAATGTACCTTACGATTTTCTATACATGAGACCTACATCACAAAAATTTAAGTGGATGCCAGATGATAAATTAAAACAACATTGGTTGGATACTTTATTTGAAGGTGAAAAGAAGGATGATATACTTTGTGTATTTGATGACAGAAATAAAGTCGTTAAGATGTGGAGAGAAAACGGTCTTGATTGTTTTCAAGTTGCTGAAGGTAACTTTTAATCTATATGAGTAATAAACTATACAGAGGAAATGGTTATATTGGTGGAGTATGCCAAGGGTTAGGTGAATGGTCTAATCTTCCCTCTATTCTGTGGAGGGTTTCTTTTATATTTATTGTACCTGCTGCATTTTGGGTATACTTAGTATTATGGATATTTTTATCTAGAGAAAAATGAAAAAGTTTTTAAATAAATTACAATCAATAGATATATTTCTAATTATAGCATTAGGTTATTTTACTCTAATGCTTTTTTGTTTAACTTATAAATAGTATATGCTTTTTAAATACGATAGAGAAAAATTAATGTACAGTAGAGTATGTATCCAAAACTGGGTACTTTATCTTTTATCAATTTTATTGTTTATTGCAATAATAGGTTTTATTATAGGTAGAGGAACTGCAAAGGAAGTTATCATAAGCGATTTTAAAGAAGCCGAGACAGTAGTATTTATTAATGAAATAGATACATTTAATCAGGAAAAGTTAGTAGGAATGCTAAAAGACCTAAGGGTAAAATTTCCTTATATTGTAATGGCACAATCTATCCTAGAGACAGGATATTGGAAAAGTGATATTTTTTTAGAAAATCATAATCTCTTTGGTATGAAGCAGGCAAGGCGTAGAATTACAACGGCAGAAGGTACCTCAAGAAATCATGCTTATTATAATCATTGGAGAGAATCGGTGTATGACTACGCTTTTTATCAATGTAGGTATTTAAGCCAGTTAAATACTGAAGATGAATACTTTCAATATTTAGGGGCAAGTTATGCAGAGGCTGAGCGATATGTACCTATGCTAAAAAAGGTTATTAAAGATAATAATTTAGAAGAACTGTTTAAGTAGGAAATTATCTTTCCATTCTGATTCTTATTCTCATTACATTATTTAATGCATTCCTTAAAATTCTTACTTCTCTAGGTGTGAGCTTTTTAAATAGTTTATGATCTTTCATGGCAGGTTCTATTTGGCCATAACCTCTAACAGTATCTCCATCATCAAAACCAGTTATCATAGATATATCATGATACATTTCCATTCCTTCCTTACCTAACCCATCGGTAGTTTTTCTACCTTCAGTTACATTTGAAGTTTTCCAATGTTCACTATCACCTTCACCACGAGTTGGATGAACATCATTAAATCCTTGATATTCTGGTGTACCAAATGCATTCGTTTCCATTCCAGCCATTTCATCCCAGTAATTTTTAAAATCTTTTACCGTGCCTTTATAATGGCGGATTTTGCTTAAGTCTTCTCTTTCTTGGTTATTTTCCATTATCTGTTTAATGTTTTTAGTAATTCATCCATGTCAATCGTAAATGCATAACCTGCTCCTTTATAAGTATTATCAACACTTACTCTAATAAATTGTCTATACTTTTTTAATTGATCATTTAACATATCTTCTATATCTTTAGCAATTGCAGTTTTAGAAAATCCTGATTCTATTTCTTTATCTAATTCTTTACCGCTTGATGGCATTGCTACAATGTACCCTGACATTGGCATATGTGATAGCCTATACTTAATAGCAGTATCAGCTGTTGGTACCATAAAGTTTTTTTCATTTAAGAATTCATCAAACTTACCTATCATTACTTTCCATTTTTTTGTTTTAGCTGATGAATAGCAGTTTGTACCTTTAATCCTTCTAGATCTATTTTATCCATTTTGATTTTTAGTTCATATAATTCAATAGCATAATTATCTCCTCGCTCTTGAGCAGCTCTATATCTTTGGATGTTTTCCTTTTCTCTATCCTTTAATCTTCTCGCTGCTTCATTAGGATTAAATTCATAATCAGAAGCTTCATTTAAATAATTTTTAAATTTAGGTATCATTATACTTTATAGTTTTTAAGAAGTTCTTTTAGCTCTACAATATCAGCCGGGTTTAACTGAACATAGTTTCTACCAATGTTTATTTGCATACATTTTCTACCTAAACCAAAAGACTCAACATCTCTAGGTCCAACAAAGGTAGTTATCTGTGCATTTGCATCGCCTTTAATTCCTGCTTGATTCCATGAACTAATATCAGTTCCTTCATTAAGGGTAGATTCTGACATTGAATAGCTTTCACATGCCTCATCTATTTTATCATTAATATGTTTCTTAGCTTCTTTTACATATGATTTTGCAGTATGATCTGGGTTATCATTGCTCTCATAGCTATTAGCCTGTTCAGCTACATGGTTTCCTAATTCTTCAACTGGTCCAACAATTGCGTCCATGTTATATCCTGTTTCCTTATAACCACCACCTAGTGAAAACTGGGCAGCACTATTAGGAGCAAAACCTACAGGAATAAAATCTTCAAATAAAGGTACTTTTGCCATTATAATTTATTATTTTTGTTATTTGATTATATATTCATGAAACTAACTCATAAAATAACATATAAAAATAAACAACTCCTTATGAAAGATTTTTATAGAACATCTGCAGGAAGAAGATTCTTTGAACAAGATGTACCTGCATTAGTTGAAGTATTACAAAAAATATCTACTCAATTAGAAAGGTCTAATGATATAGCAGAAAAGAAAAGAAGAGTAGATGAAAAATTAAAAAAGCTTCAAATTAAAAATGTCAACGAAAAATAAAAAAGACATTACCTATGAAGAGTTCATAAATCATATGAATGAAGGTAATAAAGTCTATATGAAAAAACCTAGATCATGGCAAAAGATTTGGTTTTGGTGGGAATCAAAAAGAGAAAAATGGTTTCTTAATAAAGCATATGACAAAAGACAAGACGGTAAAGTCGAAAGAGAAAATTCCGTATGGATTACTGCAAAGGATATGCAGAGTCACATGGATCATTTAATAAGACAAGGATATAAATATTACATAGATGAATAAATTAATAGCAGCTTTTTTATTATTCTTTTTAGGGCAAACTTTAATATGGGTACAAACCAATGGTCAATTTGTTTGGCCATGGTTTAAAAAGAATCCTTTTGCAGTATCTTTAATTATGGGAACTAGTATTAGTTACATATTAATTTACGGAACAAAATTCATAGTAGAATATTATGATGGGTTGTTATGGCCAGGTAGGTTTATTGGTTTTGGTACTGGTATTATTTCATTTGCTTTTTTAACTTGGTGGTTATTAGGAGAAGGGATCACTACAAAAACAATAGTATCATTAGCACTTGCATGTAGCCTAATAGGTATACAACTTTTTTGGAAGTAATGAAGGATCCTTATAAAATATTAGGTGTAGATAGAAATGCCGATGAAAGTGAAATAAAAAAAGCATATAGAAAATTAGCAAAAGAATATCACCCAGATAAATCTTCAGGAAACGAAGAAAAGTTTAAGGAGGTGGCAGATGCATATGATATTTTAACCGATCCTACAAAGAAAGCTAAATTTGAAGGAAATCCATTTAGTCAATTTAATGATTCATTTTTTGAAGAGTTTATAAAAACTGGAGGAGGAGGTTTTGGTAATCCTAATTTTGGTGGATTTGGAGGTCGTCATGGATTTAGTACAAGAGGAAGTAATGTAACAGCTCAAATCTATATTACTTTAGAGCAGGCTTATTATGGTTGTAATAAGGAAATTAGATTAGGTACAAAAACTGTAACTGTTGATATTAAGCCAGGCATTAAACCTGGGCAGAGGATGAGATTAAAAGGATTAGGTCAAAGAGGAATGACCGATGATCAAAATGGAGATCTTATTTTAACTGTACATATACAAGATGATCCTAACTTTTACTTAGATAAAAAAGGTTTACATACAATTAAACATATAGATTTATATGATGCATTGCTTGGTAGTAAAGGTGAAGTAAATGTATTTGACAAAATTATAAATTATACAATACCTAAATGTGTAAAGAATGGGACTATGCTTAGGATAAAAGGAAAAGGATTCCCTGCTTATAATAATCCACAAATGGCTGGTGATTTGTTTATAAATATCTTAGTTAATTTACCAAATGAATTATCAGAAGATCAGGAAAATCTTGTAAAGAAAATGAAAGATATACAAAATGGATTTTGATAATGAAGAGTTTATGAAGTCGCTATTGGATCAATTGGAAAATACGAGCTGGGACCAATATATGAACTTATGTTATAATACTATAATGATGTTTCCTGACCAGGTACTTCGATATGATGAAAAAACTGCTAAACATAAAATTAAAAGTTTAGATAGAATTTTGCTACACTTTGAAATGAAAGAAGATTTTGAGAAGTGTGCAAAGCTTAAAAACCTACAGGATCAGATAAAAAATTGTTAATAACTTTTAGAAAAAAGTCCCAGAAAAATTTTCAATTCCCAAGTTTTTTTATTATATTTATAATATAATTAAATAAACGGAATATGACTGAATACACAAACCTTACTTATCTACAATCCTTCTTGGATGAAATGCGTTCTTCCTCTTCAGGAAATCACAAAATTGCAACTCTTAAAAAGTATGCCGATAACTCTGACGAAAATTCTGATAGAGAATTTCTCCAAAAGGTTTTCTTCTATACTTACAATCCTTATTTTAAATATAATGTAACTCCTAAGAATTGCAAAAAGAATTCAGATTTACTAGGTCACCCAAATACATACGGTAGTATCTTTACTCTGTTGGATGATTTAAGAAATAGGGTATGTACCGGTCATACGGCAATTGCAAATGTAAATAGGTTTGTCCTAGAGAATAAACAGTGGGAAGATATTATTTACTATATGCTAAACCGAGACCTTAATATGGGATGTGGTACTACTTCTATCAATAAGGCAATCCACCCAGATTTAATTCCAACTTTTAAGGTCGCTTTAGCGAATGCATATAATCCTAAGAGAGTAGATTTTCAGAGTGGAGAATGGTACGGATCCAGAAAATTGGATGGTGTAAGATGTATCTGTAGAAAGGAAATGAATACTGTAACATTCTTTTCAAGGAACGGTAAAGAATTTACAACCTTAGGTAATTTAGAAAATGAAATTTCTAAGATAGGTGGAGACTTTATTTTAGATGGAGAAATCTGTATGGTAGATAAAGATGGTAATGAAGACTTCCAAGGAATTATGAAACAAATCAGAAAGAAGGATCATCAAATTGAAAATCCTAAATTCTTTATATTTGATTTTTTAACCTTAGACGAATTTGATGATAAGGTTGGAACTACACCACTTACTGAAAGACTTAAGAATGGATATGATCTCCTTCCAGAAAACATTAACTCTTCCATGTTAGAATTCTTACCACAAGAACAATTAACTACCGAGGAGCAATTTACTGAAATGGCAAAAGAAGCCGAAGAGGCTGGGTTTGAAGGAATCATGGTTAGAAAGAATATTGGTTATGAAGGTAAAAGAAGCCATAATCTTCTAAAGGTTAAAAAATTCCATGATGCTGAATATACAATCCTAGAATGTATGAACGGTACAATGCGATGGACAGAAAATGGAAAGCAGATTGAAAAAGAAGGACTAAGTAATATTATTATTGAACATAAAGGTAACCGTGTAAGTGTAGGATCTGGATTCTCTAAAGAACAAAGAGAACACTACCTCAACAATCATAATGAACTAATCGGTAAAACTGTAACTGTTCAATATTTTGAAGAAAGCCAAAATCAGAACGGTGGTTATTCCCTCCGCTTTCCGGTTGTGAAACACATATATAAGAATGGGAGAGACTGTTAACCGGTCTATTCCATAGCTCACCTGTAGTAAGAGAAAAGTATTTTAATAATATATAATGTATGGAACTATTTGAAGTATATAGCAAAGGAAAAGACATAACCGTTTTTGACGTAGATGATACTTTAGTTGTTACCAAAAGTAAGATTAAGGTTTTCAATCCAAAGACAGGTTATGAGATTGAGCTTACCCCACAAGAATTCAATACCTTTAAGACTAAAGCCTATGACAAATTTGATTTTTCTGATTTTAGAGATTTAGAAATTCTTAAAGGTGGTAAAATTATTGAATGGGTTTTTAACATCTTAAAAAGAACCATAGCAAAAGGTAAAGCTGTAGGAATTATTACAGCAAGAGATGATGCAAAACTTATCTATGATTTTCTCTCACATAACGGAGTAAAGATAAACCCAGACTACATATTTGCTATTAATGACCCTTCTCTAGGATTTACTGGATCTACTGCTCAAAAGAAAAAGGAAGCTTTCATGAAATTTGTTCAAATGGGATTTAGAAACTTTCAATTCTTTGATGACGATAGAGAAAACATTAAAATTGCAAATACCCTAAACAAAGAATTGCCAGAAGTAAAAATGAAGGCTACTTTAATTAAACAAAAATGGATTCCAAACTTCGACGACTTCAGTTAAAGGTAAACGCCTTTAAAAATATTTTACTTAGTATTAGAGATCTTTCTAATTCTTCTACAACTAAAGTTGGTTGTATGGCATTAAAGAAAGACTTTAGTAAAATAGCAAGCTTTGGTTATAATGGATCCTATAGTGGTGCTGAAACTAACAAAGAAACTGGAACAGAAGAAGATTCATTAACACCAGGTGAAAGTGGATTTATTCATGCTGAGGTAAATATGATTGCTAAGTTTCAGGAATATGATCCACAAAATTACATAATACTCTTAACATTATCACCGTGTAAAATGTGTACCAAGATATTGGTTAACGCAGGATTTAAACATGTTTATTGGATTGAAGATTATAGAGATACTGCACATCTTGAAATTTTTAATGAATGTAATGTAACTCACGGTAAAATTTCTAACCTAGTAAATGACTACCATACTATTAAGTATTGAATATATACAAAAAATAGTGTGTTCTCTTGGTTATTGAAGCATTGACATTTAAACTATCATTAGACTTTTTTATTTACTTAAAAAAGTATAAACTTGATGTGTCTAAAATCCGAATAGGATTTTATGACCAGGCAAGCCAGAAAACTGAATTTACCGATTTTGCTAATTCTGCAGAAATGGAATTATTCTACCAAAATAATTATGTACCTTTTGATCCATGCTTTGTTGGAGATTTAGTTTCTATTGAATTATTTTTAGGTGGAAGTACCTTATATGGATTTGAAACAGAATATAGAGCTGAGGATTTAACAGGTAAATTTAAACTTACACAAGGGTCTTCTTTCGATAAGCAAAGAAATAAACAAAGATCTGTTTTAGTAAATAGACAAGTAGAATTTATTAAAAGATCAGTAAATGATTATAGAAAATTCTGGGATGAACTTTATAGAATATATACAACAGGTATCTATTCTCCGTGTTATGCTGTACCTGGATGGTCTGAAGGTACTTGGTATCTTAACCAATTAAGAGAGGTATTTACATCACGAAAAGATACTGATGAATTTCCGTATGATGATGCAAAGATTATTAACGAACCACCGGAATAAATAAAAAAAGATAAGGTTAAATGGCATTCAATCTGAAAGAATATATCATCTATAGAAATGAAGTTAAAAGAGAACTTTTTAACGGGGAAGTAGATGAAAACTTTAAAGCTGTAGCTAATCCATGGGTAGATAATAGAACATATGACGAAGGTCATATAGTATATCATCCTGTTGAAATAGTTGATGTTACTGGTGGAACTAGTGTTTCATCAGAAGCTTTAGCATGGTGGAGAGCAAATAAACGAACTACACAAGGTGTCTTTGAAACTAGTGAATGGGATTTAGTAGGAGGTATAGGTACTGGTGATTTAACTGTTACTGGTTCAAATAGCTTTGGAAAAATATTAGTTAATTATACTGGAGCAACACCATTATTACAATCAAACCCCGATGTCACTCTATCTTCTACAATTCCTAATGATACCTTTAGATTAATTGCAGGAGATGGTGTACAAATACAATATGACTCATCCGTAAATGCAATTAAATTAATTAACACTTCTGCTGGTGGTGAAATAAACCAAGGATTAAATGTAGGTATAGGCGGACAAAATGTTTTTGCCGGAATGAGTGGTACTACATTAGAATTTAAAGGTATAAATACTTCTAATTCAACATCCGTTGTAGGAGAAGCATTAACAGTAGGTACTAATGTAGCTAATAAAAATGTAGTTATTAATTTTAATTCTGCTAACATAGAATTACAAACTTTAGATAATGGTCAACCTTTACTTAATTCTTTATATGATATAAATGCGCCTAACCCAGTAGCTTCTGATTTTTTACAATGGAATGGTACTAAATGGGTAAATGTAAACGCTGCATCTGCTGGATTGATTGGTGCACAAGGTGCTATCGGTTCACAAGGGCCTTTTGGGGTTCAAGGTTCACAAGGTGCACAAGGTTTTACTGGAGCTGATTCAACAGTACAAGGTCCAATTGGCGTACAGGGGAATACGGGTGTTCAAGGTGAGGAAGGTGTTCAAGGTGAGGAAGGTACACAAGGTGCTGCTTCAACTATTACAGGTCCGGCTGGTGCACAAGGTGCGCAAGGGACAGAAGGTAATCCTGGACCACAAGGTGCTGATTCAACAGTACAAGGACCGCAAGGTGTACAAGGTTTAAGTGGAGCCGATGGTTCTTTTGGTGGTGCCACGTTTGATTATGAATTTAATACTACATTAGCGGTAGCAGATCCAGGCTTTAGTTATGTTTCATTAAATAATCAAGGAGGATCACAAGATACATCAACTATTATGTGTATTAATGAAAGTGGTATAACTGGTCAATCCATTACTACTTTTTTACAAACTATATTATCTTCTACCTCAATACCTAAAGGTCATGTTAGAATATCTGCAAAGTCAGACCCAAATGAATTTATATTATTTCAAATAACTACATTAAGTCATGAACCAACAGGAACTCCAACTTACTGGGAATTAGATGTTGTACCTGTAGCTTCTACAGAGACCGATCCTTTTACAATGGATGAAGATGTATTATTATCTTTTGTTGTAACAGGTGATCAAGGGCCACAGGGACCACAAGGTGCAACTGGGCTTGACTCGGTTGTACAAGGCCCACAGGGTGCTCAAGGTGATCAAGGACCACAGGGTGCTGATTCAACAGTCCAAGGTGCAACTGGTGGTGTAGGTTCACAAGGACCACAGGGAGCACAAGGTAATGACGGTGTTGGGTCTCAAGGTAATGACGGTGCACAAGGCGCACAAGGTAATGAAGGCCCAGGTTCTCAAGGTGCTGATGGAACACAAGGTGGTGATGGTCCACAGGGTACACAAGGTTCAACTGGTGTTGGGGCTCAAGGTGCCCAAGGTGCTGATGGAATTGGATCTCAAGGTGCCCAAGGTACTGATGGGACACAAGGTTCAACAGGTTCTGTTAGCGGTACAGTTGCATACGGATCAATGCAAGATAATTTAAATAGTGCTGCTGTTTATAATTTAACATCTACGCCTACAGGTTTATTATTGCCTCAAGGTGAATTAAATCAAATGGGGTTTGCAAATAGTGGAGGTGCACCGCAAGGTAATCTATTAGTAATTAATGCAGGTGAGGCTGGTAATTATAAAGCAACATTTACTTTATCTGGTGATGTAACTATAAGTGAACAGGTAGGTGCAGAAATTTTTGTTAATGGTGTACCATATAGTGGTAATCAGAATGCAGTGGCTATAACTAATTTTACTGCAGGTTCATATTCTACTATTTCTATAAGTGATATATTAGATCTTAATGGTGGTGACTCAGTAGAAATAAGAATGTACTGTACTGCAAATACGGCACTCACACCTGCTAATGTAGGATTTATTTTAACTAAGCTTGTAGGTAATGGTGTACAAGGTGCGCAAGGTGCTGACGGTATTGGGACACAAGGACCTGAAGGTTCAGGTACCCAAGGTGAAGAAGGTTCTCAAGGACCTGCTGGTTCAGGTACCCAAGGTGCCGGTGGTACTCAAGGTAATGATGGTACACAAGGACCACAAGGTGCCAATGGTATAGGTTCTCAAGGATCACAAGGATCAACAGGTACAGGTGCTCAAGGAGCCCAGGGTGCACAAGGTATACAGGGTGAGGATGGTACACAAGGATCAACTGGTACAGGTTCGCAAGGTAATGATGGTGTCCAAGGACCACAAGGTGAAGTTGGTACTACTGGTACCCAGGGAGAAACTGGAGTTGGCTCACAAGGTAATGATGGTGCACAAGGTGCACAAGGTGAAGTTGGTACTACTGGTTCACAAGGACCAACAGGTATAACACCATTAAATACAGGTTGTGAAGTAATACCACAAGGTGAAGTATTTGTAACTAATTCAACAATTGCTGGAACCTTTACTATAAATAATTCAAATGCCGCTAGTGTTACTCAAGTGTTTGTAAGCAGCACATCATCAAGTACATTAGGTGCCGCTAATCTTAGTGATAGAATTTCGCTATCACAATCAGATGGTGAATCTGATACATATTTTGTTAATAATGTTATATCAAACCAAGTAATGGGCGTATCATATATTGGTGGTTCTGGGCAAACATTCGCTTCATCAACCGATACTGTTTATTGTATTCAACCACAAGGACCACAAGGTACTCAAGGTCCTAATGGACCACAAGGTGCAAATGGTGTTCAAGGATTTCAAGGACCTGGCGGTCCACAAGGACCTGAAGGTTCAGGTACACAAGGAGCTGAAGGTTCAGGTACACAAGGTACACAAGGTCCTGCAGGATCTTCTGTGGAAGGTACTAGGATTGTAGTAGCAGAAGGTTCAATGCACGTGAGAGGTGGTTTACCTAGATATGACGCAGATCCAAACAACTCTACTTGGTTAGTATCTAATGTCGGAAACACCGCCGCGGCAGTATCTGCTGGACTTGGGTGGGCTTCATCAGAATGGTCAGGTAATGTAGCAGGAGCTGGAATTATAGCAGGAGCTAGTGGCACAGATGATTTATTCTGGTTAATGCCAGCCGGCATAGTACTCCAA